TAGTAAGAAATTCTAATACATTATCAGCCGTTTTATTATAGTCAATATTCTTCATTCCTGGTATCATTAATCCTTCCAAGCTAAGCACTCTCCCTGTGGTATAATTATTTTAGTTGATTTAAGTGGCACGTTTCCAAGGGAGCGTGCTTTTTTATTTACCAAGAAACAACATTAAAAACGTCATAAATCCAATGATTAATCCTACAATACCAATAGCTTCCTTCAAATCACTGTACTCATCTTTATCGCTAAATATAAATAATGTATAGCTTGAAAAAATATAAAATATGATTATAAGTATTATTCCCACTGCTATCACTTTGTTAATTGACATTCACATCACTCCTTAAAAATTATCATCATGAATATTTGCTATCACAGACACTTTAACTTGTGTTTCAGCTGCATTATGGTCTTTAGCTCTAACAATCATGTTATGTAGTTTATTGTTAATAAAATATTCAACTAAATATAATTTCATCTAATCAATCCTTTCTCATATTTATAGCTAGCTAAAGCCTTGCTACGCCCTCAGAACGTATGACCATCTCAAATCATGTGGATGCAAGGCAGTGTTACAGCCACACACGAAGAATATAATGCACGGAGGATTAACTCCTTCCAAATTTATTTGTAACTGTAACGTGTATTTAAAAGATTAGGTAGGTTTAATAACCCTAATGGCAGTAATAATTGCTAACTTGCTACGCATGAATTAATGAGGAGGAATTTTCACATCCTTTCGATTTGATTTTTCTGTTTGGAGGTTGTAGCTCATCAGCAAAATACCACCTATGACTTAGCATCCTGCGACAGATACTAAGCCTGACTCGATTTTTAAAATCGTGGCAAATCAATCTAACTCGATTCTGCTTATATGCTTCATAACAATACTTAAAATCTTTCCGATTTCTCTAAAATCTTCAAATTTAATATATTCTTCATCTTCAATTTCCCAGTTATTTTCATAGTATCTTTCAATAGATATAGTTTGTTGTTTGTAGTAAATTCTCACTACATCTAAAATTGTTTCATCAAATAATTTATCGTCATCATAACGGTCTTTACGATCAATAGCATCAATTCTCAGATCTCGACCGTAAACATCTGGGTATTTTCTGTTTAATTCTGTATACATATTTATAAAGTTCTCATTCATCCCATATACCTCATTTCAGACCATTCTTACACTGCGAAATTTAATTACTTTCAATTAATTCAATTGCATCTTCAACACTTCTGCAGACGCCATATAAAACAGGTTTGTCTTCAATAAATTTCTGGAACCTAATCTGATCTTCTCTAAGTTTTCCAGTTTCATTTTTTACTTCAATTAAAATCATTTTGCCGTCACTGTGTCTAAATCCTGTGATATCTGGCCAGCCTTTTGGAGCTAATTTAATTACTGTCCCAAATTTTGTTTGTACAGTTCCAGCGTTGCTTCTAAACACTGTGCATCCATGTCTAGTAACTGCGACCATAATGTCATTTTGAATTTTTTGTTCTAAAGTCAATGTAAAATCCTTTCTAGCGTAGTCACTAAAATTTAAACGTAGTCACTACTTTATTTTCCAGTGACCACTTCAAAAGCTTATTAAATCAAGGTTTATTTTTAGTGTAGTCACTACGTAGTCACTTCAAAAAGTCTTATAAACGTTGATATGACAATGTTTGTAGCCATTTTTTAACGTAGTCACTAACTTTAAACTTTTTGAGAAACTCCAGGACTATTTTTATTCTCTCCCCCCATCCCCTTACCCTATATATTTATATACTTTATATACAAAATATATGTATTAGTGACTACGGTAGTAGTATATCCTTGATATATCAACGTTTTAGCGTAGTCACTAACTTCAATTTTAGTGACTACATAGTGACTACAGTGACTACACTTTGGAATATCCTCGTTTAGGAACTCCATTAATTCGCTTTTTAGCCGGCTCCCATTCCTTATGATTATCCATAATGTATTTAATCTTTTTGGCCAACTTTCTATTTTTAATCAAATTCTCTTCTCCAAGCTCTTTAGCAATCTGAGATGAAGTTATAAAGGTTCCTGGCCACCCTGCTAGTACTTCTTCTATTTGAGTTTCTGCTTCATCAATGTACATGAATGACTTCCGATTTTCTTCGAGCAGCTCATTTTCTTCGTCTGATAACATAAAATTAAAGCCTTCCCTGTAGTAGTGGACACATTCACCCCAGAACTGTTTGATTATCTCTGGTGTTAAATCTGTAATAGGACTTTTAATCTGTCTGCGTTTGTTGGCCATGTTTGGCATGAATCTACGCTCACCAGTTTTATCTTTTAAATATGTTGATTCGTTTGTTGTCCTAGCAATAACAAAATTCTTAGGCCTTCTAACTGCACTTCTACCATAAGGTGGTCTGTATTCCAATTCTTCAGATGAAATGAACTTTTTCAAAGTTTCAAAATCTGAATTGTTAGTAGCTGTCATTTCATCATCATTGACAATTAAAGCTCTTTGCATATTCATATAACTATCTTTGTCTTTAAAGTCTGTAAACTGGTCTGTATACCAACTATTTGAAATCTTTTTTAGAAAAGTGGTCTTACCTACACCTTGGCCACCAACTAGATCCAACACATAATCAAACTTAGAGTTAGGATTAAAAACTTTGGCCACTGCTCCAACGAAAAATATTTTAGTCTGCAGCGTTGTCACTTCACTGATTTCAACCCCTAAAAATTCTGGTAGCAATAACGCTACACGTTGTTCTCCGTCCCATTCTTTTTCAGCTTCTTCTAAGTACTTTTTAACCGGGTTGTATGAGTTACTTTGAGCGTCGTTACTAACTGCCATCTGCAGTAGTCTTTCAGTAAACAAAACTCCATACTTATCTTCAATATATCTAAGAATACTTGAGATATAGTTATCCTCAACATATCCACATTTTATGTGTAGTTGTGGAATACTTTTTATAACTTCATCAGCAAATGAAAATTCGTTATATGCAAATGTTCCTTTAAGAATCTCATCTTGTTCTAAAATCAATCCTATATTACGCAAAGAGTTAGCTTTGATAGTTCCACTTTGCGTCATTGTGAATGGAATTGGCATTTTTACAACGTTTGTTGACTCCTGGTTCTCTGCTTTTTTGATTGCATCATCAACGCTCATTTTTATCCGCCTCCATTCTTAATTTCTCTATTTAAGATTGATTCAAACGTCCTATCTAGCTCCTTTTGTGGTAAAGGATCATTTGAATTTTCATTTGCTATATTCACTAACTTGTAAGCTAATCGTGGTTTAACTGATCTAAAAAATAATGCTCCACATAAAGCAGCCAAAGCTTTATTTCTTTGACCCTGATCACCTAGACCACTTGCTATTGTTTCTAATACATCTGTAGTTGAATTACGCTCTCTAGTTAGATTTAAATCTTCACTAACTCTGTTAGGATGACCCTTAGTAGCTCTCGACTGATTGATTGTTCTAATCAAATTTAATGGAGCTTTGACAATTGGATTTTTATTTTCCCAAGAATATCCTTTACTAGGTGCAACTACTACATAATTATTAGGATGTGCTTTAATATCAATTCCAGGTTGCCAACCTATCATCTGATGTAGTGTCATCTCGTCTCTTTTAAGATAAAATAACTGCTTACCACCATGTTTAGTGGTTTGAGATAGTGTTTCTGGAAACCAGTCTTTAGGCAGTTGGTCAAACGAATTAAAACCATCTGCTCCATTCTCATGTCTATCAATATCCACTACAAAGAATTTATCAGTTTTTAAAGCTATGTTTGCAGTTGGATATTTTCTCCACAATTTCTTGATTTCATCTGCTGTTAAAGCTGGTCTATCAGCAAATTTAATCAATGGCTTTTTATTTAAAAGTGGTAGCACACTCATTCCTTTAGCTTGATATGCCAGTGCTACATTTACTAAATTCTTCATAGCAAATCCTTTCTAACGGGCATCTCACCCATTCGGTAGTCTAGAGTTACTGCTCTAATTAGCCTTTAGAATGGAACGTCGTCATCATCAACAATGATTTCATCTGGTTCTTCTGCTTCTTCAAAATCGTAATTACGGTGTGGATATTGTGGATTTTTCTTGTTTTCACTAACTGTTAAATGCATTAAAACAGTTCTACCTTCAGCTAAAGCCAATGCATTAGCTAAAGTTTCAATATCTTCCCAGTCTTCATCTTGAAGTTCAATTCCTGAATTAGATGCTAATTTAGCAATCAACTTAATGTTTCTTCCAAGCATTGGATTAGGATTACCTTTAGCAGTAGTTTCATCTAAACTCAAATTAACAAATTCTTTTTGCCCAGCATGTTCACCATCTAAAACTTGAACTCTGATTGACAATTGTTCAGAACCCCATGGAGTATCTTGGTTCTTGATGTTATCAATCATTACGACATAATCTCCTGAAGGTAGTCCTTCAAAACTATTTACATTACCTTTCTTTGTGTCAAATCCTTCTAAAGCCTTTGCTGCTGCGTCTCTTAATCCCATTATTCTTTACCTTCCTTTACTTCTTTTTCTGTTTCAATTTTGTCTACAATTTTCTTTTGTTCTTTAATTGGAGTTTTAACTGGTTTGTCAAATACTCCTACAACGTTATCTAAGATTCTTAAGATATCCTTGTCATCAATTTCTTCACGTACGTAATGTGTACGTCTATCAGTAACTCTTCTGATGTAGTTCTTTCCTCTGCGTTTAGTTTGGATAACTAAATCACAGTTACCATTAACAATGTTGTAGTACTTAGTTTTAAGACTAGGTACTTCAACATCACTGTCTCCTTCTTTTGCCACTCTTGAGATATAAACAACATTCATAGGTAGTGATTTTAGTTCTACTACAAAGCTTTGTAGTACACTGTTAAACGCTGAGTAACCTTTACCATATGGAATATCAGCTAAACTTTGAACGTCATTCTCATAACAAATAGCTTGTTCAATCATGACTGTTAGATCATCAATAACGTCGATTACGATTGTCTTATAACCAGGATTCCTAGTTTTAAGCTCTAAGATAATCTCGTCTAATTGATCAATCACTGAACGTTTGAGTTTTCCTTGAGCATCTCTAACGTTTGATAATTGAATATCTTGGGCTGGAATCATTTCCGAATTACCGTCAGTATTTAAAAATAGTGGTACTGGAAATCTCTCAGCTAGATAAGATTTACCTGACATGGTATCTCCAAAAATAAAGAAGTTTCTAGGAATTCTTCTAACCTTCTTCTGTCTATTAAGTGGTGGTAAAATCGACACTTTAATCATTCCTTTCAACAATCAGAATCTGATATTTTTTAGGTAGAAGTAGTTCTTTATTTCTAGCGGTATATTTAACTTTGATTTCATAATTTTCGTATAGACCGCCCTCGAAATATTGAACTCCTTCTTTTTTCTTTAGCTCTTCAACCAATTTGGTTGTATTCACTTTAATCATTCCTTTCATCTGATAAAGCCACGTTGCTTAGCATAAAAGTAAGCCCAACCTGGCTTGTAACCTTTTAATTCTGCATAAGCCTTAACTTCAGCGTAATTCTTTAAGTCTGAAGGTTTCTTGTCTACTACGTTATTAGCGACTTTATCATTTATGATCTTTTTAAATATTTCTTTCCTACGTGCTACAACCTTTTTCAATTCTGCTTTATCAACTACTTCAATTTCTCTTTCTTCAACTAAATCAGCCCCACAAAACGGACATTTATTACCGTTCCTGTAGAATGCTGCAAAACAACTAGGACACGTTGATACTGGTTGAATCTTAGGTCTATTACTTTCTTTTTGTTTCTTAGCTCCTTCCAAGCTCCAGTATCTATCTTGAGTAGGTAAACCAAAGCGTTGAACATTTCCAACTTGATCAATGATAATTGCAGTTTTGCCTGCTCTTGGATTCATTGACCGCATTGCAAATTGCAGATACAAGGATAATGATTTGGTAGGTCTCAGCATGATTACACAGTCAACATTTGGTAAATCTAACCCTTCAGTAAATAGTTCAGCATTCGTAACTATCCTTACCTTTCCGGCTCGATAGTCTTTGATGATTTGGTCTCGTTCTGCTTTAGGAGTAGTACCAGATACGGCTTTGGCCAAGATCCCTTTTTGACAGAATTGTTTAGCTAATCTCTCAGCTGATTCAACATTGTAAGTGTAGGCTATTGCCTGCTTACCATTGGCCAACTTAAGATACTGGTCAACTGTTCGACCATAAATCTTAGGTTTAAAGGCATCTTTAATTGATTGTTCATCATAATCACCAGTACGCTTAGTCTTTAATTTTGAAGTATCTAAAGCAACTGGTGCATAGTAATCTACTGGAGCTAGAAATTGATTATCAATCAACCATGAGATAGGTTTACCAATAATCAAGTCATCTGCTACATCTTCAAACCCTTCTCCATTTAGTCTTACTGGTGTAGCTGTAAAAAATAACTTTAAAGCGTCTGGGAACGTTTCAAGTATTCTACGATAACTTCTAGCTAGAACGTGATGAGCCTCATCTACGAAAATGATAGTAGGCTTAGAAAGCGTATCTACACGTCTAGTAAATGTTTGAACCATACCTATTTGAGTTAAAGACATATCAACTTCATTAGCCTTGAAAGTTTTGATAACCTGATCTACAATTTCTTTTCTGTGAACAACGAACATCACTCGATTGCCTTTTTTAGTAGCACGTCTGGCAATCTCGGACATAATCACAGTTTTACCTGTTCTAGGCGGTGACTGAACGATTATGGAGTGATGTCCTTTTTTGACGGAATCATATATGTCGTTAATTGATTCCAATTGATAATCTCTCAACTTGAACATTACTTAATCACTGTTCCTCGATTAGGTTTTAAGTGGGCTCCAGGAATTTCTTGATTATCCTTCAACGCTTTGTAGAGTTCTTTCTTATCAGCAGTAACTTCTGTCTTTGTTTGCTTAAATTCTTCTGGTAAATTATCTAAACTATCTACAATAACTGATGCCTTATAATTTCTAGGCTTTAAAATATGGTTTTCAGTTTGTAATTCTTTGATACCAGCATCATCTAATGCTCGTGTCATGTAATCTTGTAAAGAACGATTTAAGTTATTGAGTGATGTTTGCTTTGCTCTTAGATCCTTGAGTTTTTCAGACAACCAATCTAGTTGCATCTTGTTCTTTTCAATCCAGTAAGCAATATTATCTAATTTAATTTCTCTAGCGTCATTTATTGAATCTAAGGTATCAGCTAGCACTTCTGGATCTAAATCTTCACGTTCTTCTAGGTCTCTGTACGTTTGGTTTAATTCAAATAAGTTCATTACTTGGTTCCTCCTATTGGTTTTAATAGTTCTTCTAATGCTTCTCTATCATTAAGTTCAAGGTCAAAATAATTGAGTTGATAGAAAGCCTTTATTACTAGAAATTTTTCAACATCACTATCTAGTGATTTCGTGAAATTGAATAATGTGTTAAGATTAATGTTGTTAATATTTTTGTTTTCAGTGGTTGCAGCCACTGAATTTTTTGTATCTAGCACCTTTTATCACCTCCTTTAAATCATCATCTCTTCAATGATCCAGATATTATAACTTCCACAAATTGGACAACGTTTAACGTCATCTACATCCTGTATTCCATAAACTTCAAAGACTAATTCACATTCATCACACTGCCAACGCCCACCAGTGTCATACTCTAAACTTAGTTCATCTTCCATCTTGTATCCTCCTAATCAAAAAACTCACCTTTTTTAATTTCTATAACAATTCCGTGTAATGCATATCCAGCAAGTACGGATAGCCCAATCAACGTAAAATAAGCTGCTGTTGTTAATTCAATCATTTTCTTCATCCTTTCTGAAATAATCTAAGCTAACGTCTAAAGCATCTGCTATCTTGCACATATTTTTAAATGAAGGTTCAACACCATCTTTATAACTTTGTAATGTTGTTTGACCAATTCCTGTTAATTTACTCAATTTATATCTCGTTATGTTTTTAGATTTAAGTAATTCTTCTAACTGATTCCACACATCTACTACCACCCTATATATAGTGTTATAAAGTTTGATTAATACAATATATTGTAGTATAATTTTAATTAGTAAATAGACAGCCTCCTAAAAATGTTTATTTGCCAATTTACGAAGAAAGGAGCCACAATATGAAAATTAAAGGATTAGATAACATAAACAAAAATTTGAATAAATTTACTAAGAATGTTCAAAAGTTATCTGGTACATCTGAAATTCCTATAACTGACTTATTGAATCCAAAATTCATGGCTAAATATACTTCCAACAAGTATCAATCTTTAAGTGATTTTCTAGATGACAGTGATTTTTCAGAGATTCCACTCGAAAAAATCCCTGAAAAAGATCTAGATAAATTGGTATCCCAATCAACTCCCTTTACCACTTGGAAAGATATGTTAGCTAAAGCTATGAATGAGTACGTTGCTAAAAAACTTGGCTTTTAGCCTTATCAAGGTAGATAGCATCTTAGTTATCTACCTTTTTTAGTTCATCAATTTTCTTAAGTATTTCTTCCTGAATGTCCCCAATTTGTTGCAATGCTTCTAAAATACCTTTTAAATAATCTATGTTGTTTAATAATTCAGCTGCATCAATTTTTACTTTGATTTCTTTGTCCATCTTTCATCATCCTTTCTCTTTTTCCAAGCTCTATACAAATCAACGCTCCCTGCGTATGCTATGCATAGCAAGATACCGTAAATACACCACATATCTATTTCCTCCATGTAAACAAATCCTTAAGCCAACTAACCAAAACAAAAATTATTACATAAGCTATACATGCTACAATTACTGCTAGTACTGGTTCCATTAGGTCACCTCTAATTTCTTTGTTTAGATTTCCATATCAGAAATTGTTGAAAATATTCTTCGATTATCCAAATCTCATGCGTTGTTACTTCGACATACCCTTCCGAAAATCTAGATACTTTAAACTCTTTCATTCTGGCTTGATAAACCGAAGGCGAATATTTGTACTTTTTTACAAAATCTTTCTTCCGCAACATGTTATAGTATTCCACATCACTCACCTACCTTATTTACCTTAATAAGCCTTCATCTTTTCTAACGTTGATTCACTTGGTTCCCAATTAACTAATGCTTCTGCAATAGCTGTAAAATGCTTTTGTTTGATCAATGTTCTTGCAGGAACTCCTGCAGCTTTTAAAATGGAATTGTTTAAATCCCATCTCAATAATGCAACTTGATTTTTGTTATAAATCTGATGCTGACTAAGATATCGATCTAGCTTTTGACCAATCTTCCTAGATAACACTTGATAATCTTTAGATGATATTGGTGTGTTATCTTGAACATCTTTTGTTTCTTGCTTAGCCATTGCTAACTTAACTTGATGTTCTTCTTGCTCTTCAATCCAACGCTTAGCACGCTGGACTGGATCAGTAATCATATATGAATCTTGCCTTTGGATGACGTAAGTTTTCCTAATCTGTTCTTCCATTCAATTGAATGCATCAATATATTTGAGCTTGAATTCATCTGCCTTACGTCCTGTAAATCCCATAGCAATAAACGTAAATCCATCACGATTGAGATAGTACATTGGCTGTCGCTTATTTTGAGAGTTCGTATATTCACCTTTTGAGAACATTTTTGAGGACTGCTCAATTTTGAGCTCTCCTATTTTTGTCTCTATTGCTCGAATTACATTCTTATGTTCTTTCTCGAATGCATCCGCCAAAATCAAGCTTGTTGTCACTGCTTGTTGATTGTGCATAATCACCAAATCATTCATTGTGTTCAGTCCTTTCTTTATCACTATTAGAGTTATTTAAGCTTGATTTATCGTTACTTTCACACTTAAAGTGATAATTATTTGCAAAAAAAAGAGATTCTACACTCTTTTTATAAAACTTAGCTAATTTAATCTTAGTTTCGTCACTCCCACGACGATAACCATTCTCCATCATTGCTAACATTGATATAGATATATTGGTCTTATCAGCAACTTCCTGCTGAGTTAGGCCTTTTTCTAATCTAACTTTCTTTAAATCTGTCAGCACTTTAATCATCTCTCTTTCTATTAATATTAACTTTATTGATTTAACATACTTCTGAAACTGTGTTTGATATAATTAATTCATCTCCTAATGAAAGGAGGTGTGATTTTATGAATAGTCTTATATCGACTTTAATAACTGCTCTTGTAGGTTTTTTAAGTGCTATAATTGGTGGACTCTATGCTACTAGAACCGAAAAACAAGTAACTGCTAGAATAGTGTTTGAAAATGCTTATCATGAAATATTTGAATTGATTGAAGATAAATTTTACGATAAATCACTTTTTGATGATGAAATTGCAGAATTAGGTAAAAATATATATTCTATCTTACAAAAGTCAAATGGTTATTATTATCAATCTTTAAAAAAATACGCTTTATGGATGTTTAATGGAGAATATAACGATAATTTACAAGAGTTATGGCACTCTTTTTCTTGGACTTTTGATAGACAATACGAAAAAGTAACATCATTGATTGGTATTCCACCAAGAAGTAGATATTATCGAATGAACACTAAACAATATTCAAGCTTTTTTCACTTAATTAGAATATATTTTTTATCTAAACATGGTACTATCGAGCTACTTCTTATACTTATAGGTCTTTTATTGACACTAAATTATTTCACTAATTAAAACTACAATAAGTATTGTAATTATAGAAAATACAATATCTGACTTTCCTTTGTACTCACTGACTTTAAAGTTGGCATAGGCTAGTAAAATCCACAACAACAACATTACGTATAATTTATTATTCATGTTTAGGTACTGCATCAAAGGTAAGAGTTACTTCAACAAGGTTTCCCTTACCTTTTTTTATATTCAAATTCTCAACTGTTTTAACTTCTTTTTCATCAATAAAAACTTTCTTATTTTTGACTTCAAACTCATTGAATGGTTTATTCATTCTCTCTACACCTCCTTATTTCTTCTTCAATTCATCTAACTCTTTTTTTAGTTGTTCTTGTTCTTTTTTTAATTTCTTGATTTTGTTATCAAGATAAAAATCAATTATTTTGCTAACAATTACAACTGCTAAGATTATATATAATAATGCTGTATTCATAATCGCTATTATGTTATGATGAGGGTGCCACAAATTAAGGGGCAAGCCCCTTTCATTGTGGTTTAATCAGAACTTTAATGTTTTCGTCTATATCTTAGTTCTGATTTTGTTTTTTTATTTTCTAGTCTTAGTTTTTCGACTTCCAGATATTTCTTATATAGATTTAAGAACATATCTGATATGAAGTAGATAGCTAAGGCTATTTTTATTGCCTCATCCATAACTTTCTCCTTTCCTTGTTTGTTAAGGCCTCATCAACCTTACATGTATATAATACTTCACTTTAAGTGATAAGTCAACACTATAAGTGATTATTTTTATAATTTATTTTTCACTATCAGTGATATAATTATCACAGATAGTAAATTTAAAAAGAAAGGACTTGTTACAATGGATAATAATATTGGATATAGAATTTCAGAATTACGTAAACAAGCTGGTATGTCTCAATTTCAACTAGCTAAAGTTTTAGATATTGCAACAAGCACATTAGGAATGTATGAAACTGGCAAACGTGAACCTAGTTTAAAAGTGATGAATAGAATTGCAAACTACTTCAACGTAACCACAGACTACTTACTCGGACGCCCTGAGAAAAAAGATGATGATACTAAAACAGCTGATATTGAAGATTTAGATAAGATGATAGATAACGCTCGTTCTTTTGGTGGTAAGAAAATGACCGAAAATGATAGAGAAATTATTAAGGCTTATTTAAAAGGCTTTTACGATAACAAAAATCAAGGGAAGTAATTATTATGTTGTTTAACCATAGAATAGATGCTTTTTTGAGAGAGAATGAGATTATAGTAGCTATTTTAGATGGGCTAGACAATGAGGGATTTTACATACCAGAAAAAAGGACTATCATTCTAAAATCTGAATTGAGCAAAAATGAACAAATTAAAGTCCTATTGCATGAGTTAGGACACATATTTAATGATGATAAAGTTATTGGTTCTTACAATGACTACCTTGTTCCACGTTCTAAAATGGAATCTAAAGCTAATGATTTCATGCTAAGAGAATTACTAGAAAACTACATATTAAGAACAAATACTGAACCTACTGATATTAATTGCGTATCATTTTTAGAAAGCGAAAGATTGCCAATGTCATTTGAAGATAGCGTACGTCGAATTATTATGGGTGGGTTGAGTTTTTAAAATCGTTGGTGTAGTTATTATTTAAAGGAGTGAATAAATGAAAGATATCTGGAAACAACTATTAAATACTACGCTATCATCAATTTTAGGATTTGTAATTGGTAAATTCACGTTCTTGAACTGGATAATAATTATTTTTATAATAGCTGGTTTATTTTTCTTTTTTAAGTTATGTCAACTATGTATTAGTTTCCTTAGAAAATATCATAATATGGATACTACCTTAGCTGAAACTAGATCAGATTTGAAAAATTTAAAAAACTATCTCAAGGACAAAGATGATAGAATAGCTGATTTAAAAAAATTTGAAGAATTATATTTTGAAAGTCATTCTGAATTAACATTATTGAAAAACCAGCCTATTTCTAGACTGGCTACAAATAATGATGCTAATAATGTTAATACGATTAAAGTACATAACTAACTTTTTCTTTTATAAAAGCGTGGATGATCTATGTGGAACATACCTGTTAGAGTCAATATTAAGTTATTTTTAATTTCCTCGGTTAGTTTCTCGTTAGGATATCTAAATTCACTTGGTCCTTTGGATATCTTTTCTTCCGTTTCTCTTACTGATATGTCATCATAATCCAAGCCACGTTTCAATACAATATACAAATTTATCAATTCGGCATCTGTTAAATTATTCAAGAAACTATCTATTTTCATTGGTATTGGTGCTGATTTACCTAAAAACATTTTATCACTCCAAACAGAAAGGATTTTTTATGAAATATACAGAAAAAATATCATCACTTTATATTAGAGATAACGAAAACACTACTCCAGCTTTAATAATCTCAACAAAAGAATTTCCAATAAATTATTCAATTCCAATATCAGTATACTTATTTTCATTATACTTTAACAAGGAATATTATATGAATACTAAAATTTTTAATTCTGAAAATAAATTACTACTAAATTCAGATACTCCTCCGTTCATTTTAAAAAGAGACGATATTAGTGAAGATAAATTAATGGACAATACATTATATTCAAGTGGTTTTGATCTTCAAACAGCTCAACTAAATATTTTTCGTTCTGAAGATTTTAGAATAGAAATCTCTTTATTATCATCTGGAGTAGTTTTGGATACTATTACAACTTATTTTATGAGCAAGTTAAGTTCTTAAAATTGTTGAATTAGTCGTGAGTTAAGTAAAAATAGAAGGAGATAAATACATGTTTGATTTAGATAATTTAACTGATTCCGAAGTTAAAATTCTTATAGAAACTATGAAAGAACTTTTAGACAAAACTATTCAAAGCGAACCACTTATTGGAAAAGTGAATGATGATTATAGGGTTAAGGACTACTTAAATTCCATTGAATATATTTTACATATCTATCGTGGAAAATTTGAACCTAATAGATATTCCATGCATATTAGATTTACTCAAAATCATCTTCATTTAGTTAGACTCTGCATCAATGCTAGTAACAATCATATAAATAAATCAGACAAAACAAATGTAGGTAGAAATCATATTCATATTTATGATAGTTTTGAAGAAGATATGAATTACGCTTATAATTTAGATAATTATATTTTTGATTCAGAGGATTCTTTGATAGAATCATTTTATAAGTTTTTAGACTTCTTGAATATTAAAGATTTACAGGAAGGAGATGCTACTAATGATAACAGCTGAAGAACTAAAGGATAATTATATTAGTTGGATTAGAAAATCTTATGATTATAGCCAGCTAGATAATGGTGTAATTAGAATTGATACTCCCTTTATGGATAATATGTCAGATGGCATCATTATCTATGCAGTTCAAAATTCAGATAATACTATTATGTTAACAGATGACGGATGGACTTTAGATAATTTAAAATCACGTGGAGTCTTTGTAAATAAATCTAGACCTAGAAAAAAGTTGTTAGAAAAACAATTAAAAATATATGGTATTACACTCGATAACAATGATTTGATGATAACTACTGAATTAAAAAAATTCGCTGAAGCTAAGCATCGACTTTTACAAGCTATTTTATTTGTAAATGATATGTTTATGCTATCTAAACGTAATACTTCTAACATTTTTTTAGAAGATGTTGATAGCTATTTTGTTGATAATCATATTAGGGTTTTAAGAAATGCTTCATTTATTGGTAATAGTGGCTTAACACATAAGTTTGAATTTAGTATAGCTGGCTTTGAAGATGAAGTACCTTATCGCTTAATTAAAATAATGTCATCCTACAACAATCCTATGTTTGCTAAATCTATCGTTACTGATGTTGAACAAACACGTTATTCTAATAATGTAGAAACTAATACTAATTTCTATGTATTTATTAATGATTTCAAAAATAAAGAAAAAGTAAATCCTAATGAAGAAATTATAAATTTATTTAAGAGTTCTGATATTCAGCCTATATTATTTTCTGAAAGAAATGACTTTGTCGATACTTTTAAGGAATAGAAAAAATCAAAAACTAAGATACCCCGTCGAAATCGACGGGTTTAACTAGAACATAAAAAGAACATACATTCTAAGGAGATGATTAATATGTATTTTCAAAAAAGAAATGACGTCTATAGATATTATGAACGTTATATAGATCCATATACACAAAAAAGAAAAACTGTAAGTATTACTTTATCTAGTAATTCAAAACAAGCACAAAATAAAGCAATGAGATTACTTAACGAAAAAATAAGGAACAAAACGGCTTTAGCTAACGATAATATTATTGAAGGTAAAACATTAGCTGATCTATTTGATGAATGGTTTCCAATATATAAACAGCAAGTTAGAAGGACCACATATTTGGCAACAGTTGCAAATATCCAAACCCTATTAGGTGTCATCAATAAAGATACTTTGTTATCTCAGGTTGATTCATCAATTTTAAGTCGTTCATTTGATGAGCTGCTATTCAAACATGATTTATCATCTAAGTATGTTTCCATCATAAAAAGTAAGCTAAATCAGGCTATTAAATTTGCTATAAAACAAAATTATTTAAAAGATAATCCATTAGATAAAGTTGAACTTTCGCCTAAAAAATCTAATCATGGTACTAAAATAAAGGATAAATTTTTGGAAAAGGATGAGTTAACTAAACTCTTTGACTATATTCAAAAAAAGCACCCTAATTACGTTCCAATTTTTCAGTGGCTATATTTAACTGGTATGCGTGCTGGTGAGGCTCTAGCGTTAGATATGGATGATATTGAATATATTAACAGTCAATATGTAGTACATGTAACTGGAACATTAGAATATAAAAAAGTTAGTGTTACTGAACAGCACAAAACAGATACAACTAAAACTGCCGCTGGAATTAGAGATATAGACTTATCATCACAAGCAGTTGAAATTTACCAAAAACAATTAGATAAATACGAATCTGGTTTTTTGTTTCAAACTGCTAACGGAACCCCTTATCAAATATCTTCTTTGAATACAATTTTAAGAAATGCTAAAGATAAGCTAAGCATTGACAAAAGATTATCCACTCATACATTTAGACACACTCATGTTTCAATGCTAGCTGCTTTAGGAGTACCATTCTATGTTATTCAAGATAGAGTGGGTCATGAAAATTCTAAGATGTTAGAACAAATTTATTTGCACGTTACCAAAGAGGCTAAGTTAAATTTAAACTCCCAATTAGAGAAACTTTGAAAAAAGTGCTACCATTTGGCTACCATTTATTACTTCTCAACTAAAAATAACTTTCTTTTTAAAAATGCATAAAAAAAGAAACCCTGCAATAGCAAGGTTTCTAACGTTTTTAGCCACGGCGACGTTCTGGGATACGAGCTGCTTTACCGTGTAATGCACGTAAGTAGTATAACTTAGCACGACGTACACGACCGTGACGAGTAACTTCAATTTTATCAACACGTGGTGTATGTAATGGGAAAGTACGTTCAACACCAATACCGTTA